AAGACACTTGGCGAGACAATGGCTGCCATCATCAAGCGGTCGGTATCATGAGCGCCGAGTGGGGAGGCTGGCTCGCCCTACAGGCAGCGATCTACACCGCATGGGCAGCCGGGATCATCTTCATCACCATCATCTCCGTCCACGCCGGGTCGAAGTGGCTCCGGAATCGGGTCCATGAAGCACGAACGATGAAGTAATAAGATCGGGGACGGGTGTACGCACATCGTGGAAATCGCAGCGGGTGCTCAGCCCAGACGTGCGTGAAGTATCTTCGAGAAGAAGCGCCGAAACGTGCGGTCAGCCGCATCAGGTGGCACCCATCCCCTCACAACTGAAAAGCCACCGGGGGGTTCCGCTTCCCCCCCCTGCGAGAGACGGGTAGTCCAACTCCTGCCCAGCCTCTCCCGCTCCTCGCCGGGTTTCTTGTCCCCGGCGGGGAGCCGTTCTTTTTGCCCACGCCCGAACTGAGAAATGCGTGCGGCAGCCCCGAGGTAAGATGATCAGGTGAGTCGACTATTTCTTACCGACAATGCCCTCGCGCTCGACTTTCCCTACGACGCCACGCAAGTCGCAGAAGTCAAGCAAATCAGCGGAGCCAAGTGGGATCGGACAAACAAACTCTGGCGCGTCCCCGTGAACGCGCTACGCGAAGTTCGGGGTTTCGCCGCCGAACACTCGTTCGACATTGACAACGACGTAATGCTGCTCACCCTCCCCGCGAATAAGCAGTCAAACCAGCGAATATTCATTCACACCGACGGGTTCATCCACTTGGCGTTCTCGTATGACCGAGTGGCAGTTCAGGCAGTCAAGCAGATCCCCGGCATTACTTGGGACAAGAAGACGCACGCGTGGAAAGCCCCGGTCACCGCAGCAGACGAAGTGATCGATTGGGGTGAGACATTCGGGGTTTCCATTGAGGCAGCCGTCCGACAGGAGGCCGGTGAGATCAGGCAGAGTCTGGCCACGATCTTAGAGGCGAGCCGTTCAACCGATGCAGAAATCGACATTCCCGACCTAGTCGGAGAGTTGTACCCATACCAGCGAGCCGGTGTTGCTTACGCCACTACCACCCGCCGCTGCTTCATCGCCGACGAGATGGGTCTAGGTAAGACCATTCAGTCGATGGGGGCGCTCGAATTTTTAGCCGCCCAAGGCGAACAGGTGTTCCCCGCTGTCGTGGTATGCCCACCGAACTTGGTGCTCAACTGGCAGGCAGAGTGGGGCCGGTTCTTTCCTCAACGAGTTGTCAAGACAGTTCCAAACCGCTCCGATTTCCCCGAGAACTATGAGGTCGTCATTGTCGGTTACTCCAACATTACCACTTGGGAGCGACAGTTGTCAAGGCATTGTGCGTACATTTTCGATGAGTCGCATTACTGTAAGACCCCATCAGCGAAGCGAACAAAGAGCGCAAGGAAGTTAGTGCGGAGTGGCGCCGCAGAAGCCCCGGTCTTCTTGCTCACCGGTACGCCAGTTACCAATCGCCCAGCCGAGTACGCAGCCCAACTTGACATCATCGGGCAGATCGACAAGTTCGGTGGGACCTGGGGCTTCTACCGCAGGTACTGCGATGCGTTCAAGGACAAGTGGGGGCAGTGGCATCTGGAGGGCAACTCAAATCTTGAGGAACTGAACGACCGATTGCGCTCAACCTGCTACATCCGTCGTACCAAGCCCGAGGTCATGAAGGAGTTGCCACCCGTGGTGCACAACCCTGTGCTGTTGGTTGGTTCGGGGCCGGCGATGAAAGAGTACGCCAAGGCGGAGAGGGACATCGTTCAGTACCTCGTTGATCGCGCCCGTGCCATCGCCAAAGAGATGGGGTTGAACCATCAGTCGGCCGCGGTTCGTGCGAGGTTCCGAGCCGAAGCGTCACAGCATCTCGTCAAGATTTCGGTGCTCAGGCGCATCGCAGCCAAGGCGAAGATGGCAGCAGCCCACGAGTGGGTCACGGCACATACGGAAGCAGGGCACAAGGTTGTGGTCGCAGCGCACCACCGAGACATCGTTGACGAACTTGCTCGAGAACACGGAGGACTCAAGATCCAGGGAGGCATGAACGTTCACGAGGTGGAGGCAGCCAAGGCTGAGTTCCAGAACGGCGACACACAGGTCATGGTTCTCAGCATCCAAGCAGCCAAGTCAGGCCACACGCTCACCGCAGCGCAGGACTGCCTGTTCGTTGAATTACCGTGGACGCCAGCCGATGTCGACCAAACCGTTGCGCGCCTACACCGCATCGGACAGCAGGGTTCGGTCACAGCGACGTACATGCTGACCGTCGGCACCATCGACCAGCAGATCTACGACCTGATCGACTCCAAGAGAAGTGTGGTGAACCAAGCAACCGAGGGGGTTACCGACGGGGCTTCCGCCTCGACGAGCGACTTGGTGATGGATCTCGCTTTCCAGACCGGAAAGACTTGACAACTCCTTGACGGTCGACTAAGATGGGAGTAGTGAGAGAGGTGATGCTTTATGTGGATCTTCCCGATCCTCTGCATCGGCACCGTTCTCGGAGCCGTGATGCTGGTTGTTCACCGGATGTGAGCAAGACCCCCGGTCCAAGCCGGGGGTTTCTTCATGCCTGAGTAAGTTTCTGGGCGGAGAGCCCCGTGGATGGCGTAGCGTTTCTGGGTATCGGGAGAAGGAGGGCCACGGGGGATGGGTGCCATCTGACTAGATATGTCTAGTGATTTCGGCGCTTCACCAGAGGTACTTCACGCGCGGCTGGACTAAGCACCCGCTGCGATTACCACGGTGTGCGTACACCCATCCTTGGCTCAGTCTAGTTACGGTTGACAACCGGTGTCAAGACGTTGTAGAATGAATGTATGAAGAAGAAGGGGCTAGCAGCAGTACTCACAGCGACAGTCATGGCGATGGCCGTGTGGGTGTTCGGCGCATCGAACGCAGCACACGCCAAGTTCACCTGTTCGCCGGCGTCAGTCGTGGCCCAAGCCTTCGACACCATCTGGCAGATCGCAACCGACAACTGCGAGGGCAACCTCCAGAACGTGGTCCATCACATGATCCAACTCAACGACGGATCGGCCATCCTCCAGATCGGCCAAGTCGTCCAGATCCCAGCGGAAAACTCATGATCTTCGTCTACCCTGCTGCCATCAAATACCCCGCCGGCATCAAACGCAATCGAGATCTAGATGCGAGCCATCTGTCGTTTTTGCGACGTTGCGGCATCCCCACCATGGAAGAACTGTGGGTCATAGGGAACAAACTCAACATTGACCACAAGACCCGTATGGAGGCAGAAGCAAATGCCTACCAAGACTAAGACCCTCACGATTGAGATGACCGCCGAAGAGTTCGGTGCCCTAGCCGGCGCTGTCTCTACGGAGTGGCAGAAGCGCATGGACCAGAGCAACGCTGCTAGTCGCTACATCAGCATTCGCCTACAAGACGCATGGATGAAGATGCTGCGCGCATGGCACGGCCCGGAGGTAGGGGACGGCATGCTGGCTTCCTCCGATTGGGTCACCCTGTTCACGCCCAGCCCTGCTCAGTTGTCGAAGAGTGACGTGCGGCGGGTGGCTAACCGGATGGTCGACATGGACGAAGATGACGGTCAGATAGCGGAAGTCATACCCATCCGCTAGAGACGCAAGTCGAATGCTAATGTGGCTACATGATCCCGGTCACAGGCAATAACGTTGATCTCTCCCTGCTCCACCCGCGCTTCGTCAAACGACTAGAGGCTTTCTTC